TGGAAAAGCAGATTATAAGTATGACCCTCAAACAAATGAATATGTTATAGGTGGAAAAACTGGAGGGGGTAAATTTGATTTTGATGCAGAAAGAATTGCAAGAGGGTACTCTGGAAATCAGTTACTATCTGCACTTGCAAAATACACTACAAATTTTTTAAATAAAGGAGGAGATGTAGTAGAAGTTAGATTTCCTGCAAGTGAAATTACAGGAGAAACTAAAGTTGCATCTTTAATGGAGAAATAAACTAATGGCACTACCAAATATAGAAAACGTAACTAGTCAAATATTAAATGAATCTGTTCAAGAACAGCCTGTAGTTAATATGAAAGGAAATGTAACACGGCCAATGCTTGTAGCAGATTTGCTGAAAGCAATGCGTGATGTAAATTTTAGTCAGTTAATTAGTGAGTACGGAAGTATGGCAGG